ACGCTCTGCCGCGGACGGATCGTATGTGTCAGCATCCTGCTTGAGATAGGCCAGCTTCAGCGCCCAATCCAGCATCTTGGCGTGATACTTGTTCGGAATCTCAGGCTCGTCGCTATCGTCCTGCAGCGCATCGGCGTAGCGATAAACTTCCAGTGACAAGGTAGCGACTGTCGAAGGCGTGGCATCGAGAACAAATGTTCCGTCTTCGTCAATCCGGTATCCCTGCAGATCATGGTGGCGACCGAATTGCTGATGGTACACAAATCCTGATTCGCGTTCTGCCAGGCGCAGCAACTCTGGCTCGTCAAGCGCAACACCATCTTTCGACGTGACCAATGCCGCATTGACGCGGATGATGCTTTTGTCGAGCGCGTAGTCAGTCACGCCCACAGCGACATCTACTGTGAAAGACTCGCGGTCATAGATCATCAGGCCGCGATCAACCGCCTCGATCAGCGCTTCGTTGATGTACCCGTCGACTTCTCGATCGCTCCACAGGTATGGCTTTTTGGTGTCGCATACGCGGCCCCTGAAGTCAGAACGAAGCTCACCGAGATTCATGTCAGGCGTTTTCCAGGTTCTCACGCGCCATGACCAGGCAATTCTGACGCAGCCGTGATTCGGACAGTCCGATCACGTCTCGCTCAGAAACACCGATCCTGCGGGCATGGGCCCTGAGTTCGTCACCGGTCAAATCATGGACCGAGCGACTGATTGCAAAACTTGCCGGCTGCGGTGAAGCAACCGGCGCAGATTCAAAAACGGCACCCAAAGATGCCGCTTGATTCGCACTCCTGCGCGGACGGCCCATGCTTAGACCCCGTTACGAGCAGGCCGGGCCAGCAAGGTCATGCGGATGTTGGTTCCGACAACCAGGGTGGTCAGCGTGCCGACGATCTTCAGTCCGATGCCACGGTCGTTATCGGCTGGAGCAAGTTGCGCCAGGTTCGGCTTGACAGCCCGGACTAGGCCGGCAGCACCCTGGCCGGTCGTATTGGCCGCAAACGCTTCGTTGCCCTGGGTACGAGCCGTGCCCGTTGTGACGCCGTAGTTGCCGGAAAGCACGCCGCAGTCAGCCGTCCATGCCGCAGCGGCGGACGCATCGTAGGCGACCAGGACATCCACCGGGACATATCCGGCGGGGAGGCCGACCATTTCGACGATTTCGCCAGTGACCATGCCGGTGACGGTGGTGAAGTCGCCGACGATGGCAATGGGTTCGGTGGCGCCATCGGCGGACACCAGCGGCTCGTTGTTGACGATTTGCTTGGATTGGTAGAAAGCCATGTTTGGTTCTCCTTACGCGATGGCGGTGTAGGCGGTGTCGACAGACTGAACACCGAAGTCCATGCCGTTGAACTGGTTCTTGATCCAGCCAGCGATCATGCGGGTGATGACAACTTCTTCCTCGCCGTGGTCCAGGTCGGAATCGGTCAACTCGTAGCGCACACCGCCACGCTGTCCCTTGGTTCCGAAAGCAACCGAAATTGCATGGGCGCCGAGGAACAGGTTGCGGACGGTCGGGACGATGGTCGAACCGTTGCTGGTATGCACCGCATGCTTGACGCAGGTTTCGTGTTCCATCAGCAGGACGCCGGAGTAGTACGACTGGCCGGCAGTGAAGATCGGCGACTTGGCACCAACCGCGGCAGCCTTGGCCTTCTCGAGCGTCAGCCAGCCGGCATCACCGACTTCGCGGCGAAGGTCATACATCGACTCGGGCGCAGTCAGCATCACGAAAGCCTTCTGGCCGTCAACGTTGATCGGCTCCATGCGGGCACCCTGGGCGGTTTCGACGCCGAGCATCTTCTTGGCGCGAACAACGGCGCGGTCGATGATGGCGGTCGACAGGTTGGTATCGCCGGCACCAGTCAGCGTGGAGGTCGTCTTGCCGTTGCCGATGATCAGGTGGGCCGAATCGGGCGAGATGAAGGTATTCGGGAAGCCGGCATAGCCAACCGGGTAATGCTGGATTTCCGTGCCGACACCGCGGCCGCCTGCGGCGGTCATGTGCGCCTGTTCGTCGTAGATTTCGGCCATGTAATCAGACAAGCGGGCCTTCACCTGATCGGGGACGCTGAAATTGACGCGCTTCTGCGTCATTACGTCACCGACGTTCACCAGTTGGCGGTGCTTGTCGATGCGCATTTTCTGCGTGTAGTGAGCCAGCGATTGTTCGCGGCCCTCGCCCTTTTCCGACCCTTCGATCGGCTTGCCGCGGAGCTTGGCAATCAGGGTTGTCGTGACCTCGTCGCCAGGACCTGACTCGAGGTCCATCTTGTGGACGACCGGCAAAGCATCGGCTTCGCTGCCAGTCATTTTTTCCCAGAAGGATTTCTTCTTGGAGTCGATGGCGACTTCCGCCGCCCAAACCTTCAATGCCGATGCATCGGTCGGCAAAATCGAAGTGCGTGCCATGTCATTATTCTCCTAAACAAGCACATGACGCACTCCTGCGCATCAGTTACCGGAATACCGGCGATTACGTGGATTGCTCCACAGTGATACGGCTTTCGCCGGGTTCATTTTTCCGGTGCGAGATTTCAAACTCGTCCGGCGCTACAATTCTCAGTCTTACCTTGCGGCCACTCTTCTGTTCGGCCGTCACGGCAACATTTCCAACAAACAGCGTTTCGCCAACCTCAATTTCGGCAGCGACGCCCTGGGCCATTAAGCAGCCCTCGAAAGTTTCTTACGGTCATCAGCGGACATCCTACTGACGTACCTTTCAAGCTCTTCTCCTTCGAGCATACCGATCTTCTCGGCGCGGTCATCACCCGTAGGATTCGGAGCCGCAGCAGGAATATCACCAATAGTGCGCACGGTCGGCGGAACCTTCCTTGCGGGCGTATCGACGGCCTTCAATGTGGGCGCAGCCGGCACACTGAAGCGGGCGCGAACCAGGCTATCTGCTTCTTCGAGGAACCACGAAGCCGGACGGTTAGCATTCTCCGGGTCGTTCGCCAGAATCTTCACCTGGGAGTCGAGCGCGGCAACCATGACCGGATCATTGTAGGTTGCAGCATTCTTCTTATTGCCGAAGAAGTGCTCCTGTTCCCATTTCCAGCGCTGCTCACGCTGACTGTCGTTTTGCTTCTTTGCCCAATCGGCCTGCTTCTGCTCGATCAAAAGTTCGGTGCGCTTGCTGGAAATCTCGCGCATAGCCTTTGACAATCCGCGAGTATCGAGCTCGCCGTCCTCGAACTTCGCATCGAGCGAAGATTCTTGTTCGTCCAGGGCAGCCAACTGATCTTCAATGCCTTCCGGCGTCGACGCATCGAACTGAGGAACGAACTCGGACGGCAGCGGATCCACTTCAGTGGCATCATCACCTTCAGCAACAGGCTCGACATCCGGCGACGGATCTTCGACTACCTGATCTTCGACTACGGTTTCAGAAACGGTTTCACCTTCCGGCGCAACGTCCGTTTCCGGTTGCTGCGCGGCAAGTACCGCCTCTTGTTCGTCAGGCGTCAATGTCGAAAGGTCTTCTGCTGAAATGGTCACTTCGTCGCTCCTGCGGGGTTAGTGTCGATCGTTACTGATGATGCTACATTGCCAGCCAGCATTTTTTAGTAGAGCGCAACCAAGTTTGTTGCGGTTGTTAGCGTTGCCCGGATCAGGCTTGTTCGCACCGGGAGAATCGAGCCAACCGGAGGCGCAACGAAAGTAACAATCGTTTCACCCATCTTGACCGATACGTTTCCAGCGCCACCAACATAGATAGCCCGGCACACAAATGGCAATTCGTTTGTGTCGTGCGGTGTAACAGCAATCCCACCGGAATAGTGGATATAGGTATCTTGTACATTTGTAGGCATGTCGGTTACTCCTTGTTAATCACGCCATCGGGGCGCATTGTTTCGATCCCTGCCATTTCACCGACCCCTGGCGTTGCAGGCATTACGGGATTTGTGTTTCCCGGGAAATCCATTTGCTGCGGCTGAACGGGCGGGACCGGAAAGTTTGGATCAGCGCCGGCCGGGGATGGATCCTGGTAGCCCGCACCCTTCATCACTTCGTCAGCAATCGGCGCGACCGCGGGCATGGTTGCGATAACCTGGCCGGCCTGCATTGCAGCATAGGAAGACTCGACACCCTTCTTGACCCGCGAGGCATTGATGTCGTCTGTCTTGGCACGAAGATTATCAATCTCGGCAACCTGGCGATCTTTCTCAAGCTGCTCGGCCTCGTCCTTCTTGCGCTGATTCTCCTGGCGCCGCGCATCCTCTTCCGGTGTCGGTGTTTCGTTCGGGTCAGTCATGCCGGTAACGGCACGAATCCGCTGCAGCACCAGCGTCTTGTTCGGCAGGTCAAACAGTTCAATCGCCACGTCGAGCAGCGACGTGACAATTTCCGGCGAGGTCGGAGCCAGTTGCTGCAACAATTCCATCATGGATTCGGCCGCAGCCTGTTGGAGCGTCTGCTTCCAGTTCTGCTCGCCAATGATGAAGTTTGCCCGGCGCGCGGTGATGTCGTTGAGGATTTCTCCAGTCACCGGGTCCGGTGTGTTGATCTGCACGTACTCGCGCTTCTGACGCTCGCCAGTGATCGAGAACTCTTTCGGCTGATTGTAATACTGCTCGATCAGCGACAGCGTGATCTCGCCCTCAAGCTGGCGCGCCAGCAGCATGTTGTCGAAAATCTCTGCGGTCAGCACAGAGCCCTGATCGACCTTCTTCTGGACGGCTACACCGCTCTGCGCATTGGTATCCCGGCCAAGGTTCTCGTTCGTCACGCCCGCGGCGTTGCGAATGATCGCCGTATCGGTATCCATCAGGCGAACGTGCGATTCTGCTACATCGTTCTGACGATCGGTCTTGACCTTCGCTAAGCCACCGCGAGCCAAAAGAACCATGCCATCAGGCGCCGAATACTCTTCGCGCGCCTCGTCGGCGGTCATAATCTCGTCATCGAAGGCATCGTTTTCTGCAATGATCTGCGACTGCGAAAGGATGTGCTGCACCTTCGACATGCGCTTGTTCAAGGCATCCTGAGGGCCGCGGATTGCCCGCGCTACACCATACGGCGCTCCGTCGCGCTTGCGGCGATAGCACCAAAACGGGATAAACGGGAACCTATTGTGCAGGTACGGACTTGCCTGGTCGGTAATGACATGGCGCTCGGTAATGATTGAAATACGAATTTTCCGACGCACCACATCGACCACAGAGGCGCCAATACCGACCTTTTCTTTCGTTGCCTCGGCGTACCAGCATTCAATCAGCAGGACGCGCTCGCGCAGGTTATTCGCCCAGGCGTCGGAATCGTACATTGTGTACTTTCCAGGCATCGGCGTACCTGTGCCAATGTCTTCCAGGCTACCGTTCCACCATTCAAGATAGCTCTGCGAATCATTCGACACCGCGGAAGCGCGTAGCTCTGTTTCCTTGTCGGGGAAATAGGCAATGGCGAAGTCAAGATCGACCATGCGGAAGCGGAACATATACCGCGAATCCTGAAGGTCGCGGCGCTCTCCAAGCGAGTCGTAAAGCATCCCGCGCCAGGACTGGAATCGCTGATAGATCGGCTCGTCTTCCGGGTCGGAAGAAATGCCAACTTCAAGCCAGCCAAGACCGGCCTTGAACACATCATCAGCCACGGAAGAGCGCTCGAACACCGTGTTATTCACGTCATTCAGGTACTTCAGCAGCTTCGACTTTACCTTGGCGTCTTCTTCAGCCTCTTTCGACTCTTCGCGGGCATGAACCGTGAAGTCGGTACGGGTGCGGCGCTCGGTTCCGATCAGCCAGTCGATAGTCGACTTCGTTTCGTTGTAGACCACCGGAGCCTGGCCCCTTGCGCGCAGTACGGCCTTTTCCTGCGCTGTCCATTGCTCGGAGTCGTAATAGTCTTCATCGAGCGCCATCTGATAGCGATTGACTGACTGCCGGCGCATTTCCTGCTGGAACCAAGTCATCAGCTTGGCGTGCAGCTTCATTTCCTCGGCCGGCTTCAGCATCGGCTCGCCAACAACCTGCGCGCTCATATGCTTGCCTCGCTCAATACCTTGCCGTTTTGATCCTTGTGGGTGATTTCCCATAGCGCCGGCTTGCGATCGGCAACACGTACTTCGGTCGGGCAGTACGGCATGTGTAGAAGGTCGGGCATCCACAGAAGCACGCAATCGCGTAGCGTCTTGGCTTCGATTTCAAGCAGGGGCTTCCCGAGAACTGGCAGGGCATGAATAAGCTCAGCGTATCCATCCGGCGTGATGTCACCCGATGGATCGGCGTACTTTCCGGCCGAAGACAGGCAGATCCCGAACACGCCTGAATCAATACCGCCACGCGCAGACCAGATCAACATAGCTGGTTCGCCATCCACCCATTCTAGAGAACAGCAGTAGCCGCGGTGCGTGAATGTCTTGTAAGCAGAAGGTCCGCCGACACCAAAGTAGCGGCTTCCATCCTGCGAAAGAATCGGGTTGTCCAGGTTCATGCGCGCAACTCGTTGAGAATAGTTGCGCGAATTGTGAATTACCAGCCAGCATTTACGCTGTTCGCCAGTCCCTTTCCCTGCGAAATTCTCTTCGCGTCGCCTTTGGCGTCGGCCTGGCAAAGCGTTTCATCATCACCGCGTAGCGCGCCGCGCTGATAATGTCGTCCATTTCCTTGACGATTTTCCCGTCCTTGCGATGATAGAGGCGGAATTCCTCAAAGAACTCGTCCAGGTGCGCGAACACCTTGAACCGTCCTGTCTGCATCCGATCGAGCATTTCCATCACGCCGGCCTCGACACCGTTTCCGCCAGATCCTTCCGGATCTCCATTTGCCGGCGCGTGCGTCGCGCGCTCTTCAAGCATGTTCAGCCCGGCATCACGGTACTGTTCGGCTAACTGTTCGCCGCTGCCCTTGTCGTGCTGCAAGCCATCATGCGGCCAAGCGACAGGGATCCAATCACCCCAGGCTTTGATCGAAGGCGCGAATAGAACCGGCGTTTGCTCCCGGGCTCGATGCGTGTTGATAAGGTACAGACAATCCGCGTCACGATCCCAGGCCAAGCGAGCGCCGGCCGCGGGGTGATCCCAACCGAAGTCGATACCGACAATCTGCGCCCAATGATCCGGAATGGGAAACGATGCAACCTTGATTGAGTCCTCTTCAATCGGGAAGATCCGGCCAGAACCAAGGGTCGGGATGCCCTTCGCCCGGGCCTCGCGTTCGTGTGCCGGGAATGAAGCAATGATCTTGGCGCGCTCTTCAGCCGAGATATGTTCGGCGTCCTCAATGGTCATGTTCACGTCGGCCCGGTCTTCTGTCCGGTCTTTGCCAAGGAAGCGCAGCACAACCGATGACATGCCTTGCAGTGGCGTGAAGGACATTGCGCCCATTCCGCCAGTAGCGATTGTCCGCGCCATACCTTCGTCGTATATTTCCTCGGGGGGCTCTTCATCGAACCACACGAAGTCGACGGGCGGGCCTTGCCACTTGCGCCGGCCCTGGGCGTAATATTTGAGGCGCAGCATCGACCAGCCATCAAACACGCCGTTCGTGTGGTGCCTAACCTTGATGTAGTCGAACAGGTCGGCAGTTCCCGAGGCCATGCCGTACTCACCCAGGCAGTCGAAGGGGATTGATCCAGTGCCGGTTTCGCCTGGCAGGCCAAGCAAGACCCGTTGCGGATTGTCACGCGTTGCTTCCGCAGTTTCGCCTGAAGCCCACACAACTGTTGGATGATCGAACCTTCTCCCGTCCCACCAGTCAGGATAAAGCCCGGTCAGGTGATAGGAAGCCTCGGCGCCAACACAGAAAGACTTGCCATTCTGGTTTCCGGCACGCAATAGCCGTTCGCGCATCGACGCCCCGAGCGCATGGAATAGCGCCTGCTTCGTGTATGGCCTGTAATCCTCGATGCGGTCGCGTGTCAGCCGCTCGGCAGCAAGAGCGATCGCCTCTCCCTCGGCGCCATCCGGGATCATCGCCAACAACTCTTCGATGGTACTAGGGATATTCACTTGATAACCTCGCCGTCAATCGTCTTCTCGGTCATGCGCTGCTTCAGCCGATCGACAATCTCTTTCACAACCTCGCGCGGAAGGTTCTCAAACAAGCCCTTGCGCTGTTCGTTGTCCTCTTTGTATGCGCCCTTGTGCCTTGCCATCATGTCGAGCGCCTGAGTCTTCGGCCAAAACTTGTACTTGATTGAACCATCAATATCGAACTCGAACGAAGCAACAGCCGCGGCAGTATCGTCGTCAAGCTCATGCGGCATCTTCATTCGGCCGTCTTCGTGCATGATCTTGCGCGAATCAACGGTAGCCAGGCGCGTGACTTCTTGCGCCCATCGTTCTAAATTCATATCGGTTTGCTTAACTGTCAACGCCTTAAGTTCAGCAACCCTTATGCGAACCTTTTGTTCAGATGCAAGCGTCGAAGCCATTGAGTTGATCGTTTCTGCCTTCGCCTTGCTCTTTGGATAGGCAAGCCGATACGACGCAGAAGCGTTGCCGCTCTTTGCGTATTCTAGGCAGAAGCGTTCTTGCGCTTCAGTCAGGCCAGTGATGACAACGCTCATGCCATCATTACCTCTTTGACCGTGATTCCGTGGATCCTCTTTGCGCCTGGAATTGGACCGCTGCGTCTTTTATTGTTTGCCTGCTCTTTAGCTGTTGCCCATCTGCAATTTCCTAGTTCATAGCTCCCGTTATTGTCGATTCGGTCAATCGACATTCTTTCCGGGCTTTCTCCCATATCTGCAAGAAAGTTCTCAAACGAACGCCAGCGCTCACAAACCGTAACACCGCGCCCGCCGTAATTCATATATGCCGGGTTCAGGCTGTTGTAGCAACGCTGAATCATTCCAGCCCAAGAGTTGTACGTTCTAGACCTTTTGTTCGATGCAGCGTGCCCATGCTTCGTTTCGGCTATTGCTGACAACTCCTTGCGCAAACATCCACAAGACTTTGACTCGCCTTTGCGCAAAACAATTGAAAGAACACTGCGCTCTGATCCACAGTCACAACGACAATTCCATCGCGCATTTGTACTATTGAATGACGCGCTTCTGCCTATAACCAACCACCGCCCAAAGCGCATACCAGTCAAATCAATTGCTTTGCTCATTGCATTAGTACCTCACGCACAATTATTCCGTGAAAGAAAAGTAGCATTTTGCGTTTGATAATGAATTCCCGGGTCTTTGTCGGAGCGCTCTTCACGTCTTCGACTACCCGGTTTCCGTCCTTGGTGATGTAACGGAAGTCTGCCACGTACTTTACCGGGCGCTCTTTGTGGTTTCCTACTTTCTGCGCAGGGATTAGTTCGTACTCGACCTGGGTTTCTAGGTTGAAGATTTCGCCGGCCTGTTGCAAAGCTGTCAGTTCGAGAAAGCGCTTGCCCTCGGCCTTTGAGTCAAACATCTTCCCCATGATTTCAACCCGCTGCGCACCGTAGAGGTTTCGCTTACCGGATTTCTTCTCGACCTTGACCGGAACCCCATGCCTGCGCAACATCGCCGCGTCGAGCCTGGCGCGCATCTTGGATTTCATTGCGTCCTGCTTTTCCTGGAATTCTTGGGGAGTCATGCGGATCATCGACGGAACCCGCAACAGAACACCCGATGCAGCGCGGCGAAATCAGCCTGGGCTGACTGCTCTTTTAGTTGATAGACCGATGCCAGATACTTCTCGCCGTGCGTTTTAGTGTATCGAAAGCTGAACACACAAGGCACCGTCTCGATCAGTCCAATTCGGCGAAGCCAGGAGAATGCGGTACGTACCGGGTACTCGTCGGCGCCCATGTATTCAGCTACGGCCAGTGTGGTGAAGTGACTTATCGGCTTTTGCGCTTCCAGGTAATCGCGGATTCCCTTGATGACCGTATCGGTTGTTACATGACACTCGGCAACTGCGTTCATAGCGCTCTCCCCCTTCGCTTCTCGGCCTTGATACGTTCCCAATGATCGTCACGGCAGGTTTCATCGCAGTAGTTCCGGCCGTCGTCCAGCTTGTCATCACAGTTTCTACAGCGCCCGGCCTCGAAAGTTGATACCGCGTGCTCTAGCTGATACTGAAAGTTTGCAATGCGATTCGCAAGCTCTTGGTCGCGCCGCTCGTTTGCTATGTCGATTTCATCACTCATGAAATTCACATCCCATTAAATTCGTGAAGCTTTCTCTTTGCTGCCAGGTATGATCTATGCGCATCAATTTCTGTGTCATAGGTTCCAAGCCAAATGCTTTTCCTGTTGATTTTTATTTTTGAGCAAAATCTTTCACTTTTTGTTCGATAAACGCCAATAAGCCCTGAATAATTGTTTTTGTTAGGGCCAAACCTGTTTTGTCCGTTTTGAGATTTATTCGCTAGCCGCAGGTTTTCTATTTTGTTGTTACGCCTGTTCCCATCTATGTGGTCAATGCACTTTTCTTTTGGATCGCGCCCGTAGCAAATACGCCATATAAGACGATGAAGCCAATACTGATGCCCATCAACCTGAACCAAACTATAGCCACTCGCTTGAAACGACTTTCCAACAACAGATCCGGACAACCCTCTCGAACAAACTGTTATTTTTCGAATAAGAAAACCGTTATCTTTGTCGTACAAAAAAAGCTCTTCAAGACGGCGTTTTGTTGGAAGCGGTACGCTCATACCAAGCACCCTGTAAGTTCGTCGTGGTGAAACACTGGAAGGCGGTGCGATATTCCGACCACCCATAGGCCATGAACCATCAAGTAATCCTTGTCAGTTGTGCGCTGGCATCCGTCACAGTTCTTGTCGATCCCGCGGCGGTCGTATCGGCACATCCGGTTTATGTCGTATGTAGGACAGGCATACACACTCATGCGAGTTCAACCTTTCCAGCCTTGACCAGTTCAACCAGCGTGAGGTTGATCGCCTTGCTCATTCTTGCCCGGCGCTCGTCACGATCAAGATCACGGCCTTGGTCAATTTCGGCGTGACACGTCGGGCAAAGCGCCGCGGTCAGGCAATCGTGCTGCTTCATCCCCTTACCCTTCCCTTCGTTCTGGTGCGCCGCCTGGACGCCGTAAGATCCACACAGTACGCAGTAATGCAGGGAGCGCACCGCGGCGAGCCACTTGTCGGAGCGGTAGGGGATGTCTTTTGGGCGCGGGTTCATTTTTTTGAATTCTTTTCTTTGCAATCTGCGCACACCCATTCTTTTCCAGAAAACGTAGTCGGCGACCCGCCTAGTAATGGCTTTTTTTCTTTGCAAAAACAGCATGTTCTTGTGTTATTAAAATTGAACCTAGATACCTTCACGGCCTCTTGCCGAAGACTGTCAATATGATTTCCGCCAAAGTCATTGGTGTATCTATTTGAAAACCCTCTGTGTTGAACTTTCATAATGAGAACAAATCCAGTTGCTTCTCCGGCAGCGCAACCGGGCGAATTGCTATTCCCGATATACGATCCTTGCGCTTGGGTCGCTCAACGACTTCGCAGGTTTCGTACAGAAGCTCATTCACCCGGGCCGATACTGTGGATTTCTCCATGTGCAAGGCATGGGCCAGTTCTCCGATTGACCAGCTACCACCCATCAATGCTATATAGCCAAGGATCTTCTCGCGCTGACCCCTGGCGATTCCGTTGCCAACATGGGCATGGAAGGCATCGCAGGCGGTAGGTGCTTGGGCGATTCTCATACCTCCTCCACGAACGACTCAGCCATTTCCGCAATTGCGTCTTCGCCAAGGTCTGTCCAGTAGCGCTCTGCGATCGTCCGACATATGCCTCTCGCAGCCTGGTGATACTCTCCTTCATCCATTGATTCGTTGCTCAGACTGCGCGGGATGAACTGGATCAGCATTCCGTAACCTGGAACATTGATTCCGATTTCATCACAGGCCACCTTGCCCTCGATCTGCAAACGCTTAACGGCTTTATGGGCATCGAGCCCGGAGAACGATTCGATGTTCGCCACGACAAGCTGGCCGATGCGATGCACCAGGCGATTGAATTTTGGATTGCGTGGCTTCGTCAGTTCGGCAGCAAGCAGATCCCCGATGTGATAGCCACGATCGCGCAAGAGCGAGGCGGCATACTGGTCTGCCGCAACCAGTGCGCCCTTGTCGACACGAAAATAGATTCGGTCGCGCTTGCTCATGCCTTCGCCTTGTTCCAAGGCCCGACTAGCGTTTCGCTCAACTTGATACCACCAGTCAGTCTCTCTCCGAATTCGTACTTTCCTTCTTTTGCGTATGTCACCTTCGCATCCTGGAATACGGATTTCACTTCATCAACCCAAGCGGCAATCTGCGGCATCCTTGCGCGGTTCTCGGCGGCTTGCTGCTGCTTGATCTTGACGCGCTCGGCCTCTCGGTCGGCAGACTGCCGACGTAGTGACTCGACCCTTGAAAACAAATCGCTCATACGAACGCCCCTGCCCGGTAGGTTTTCAACAGCTTGCCTTCGGCGGTGCAGATCCCATCGCTAACCATCTGCTCAATGCACGGCTTGAAACGCTGGTCACGATCGGCGGCGTCGAAGATAAAAGCCAGATGCGCCGGACTTCTCGGGTGCGTTGCCCAATGCGTGTCGATGCCGTCGCTAATCTTTGGCCGCAGTGCCGCAACGGCGCTTGCTGCTGCCTTGCTGGCGCGCTCATGATCTTCGGCAGTTAGCTTGTGCTCAAGGGCCGGCGCTTCTTTCTTCGGCGCCCGGCGACACAGTTCGCGGAACTCGATTGCGTTCGGCGCCCGTTCGGAAGGAAGATTTTTCAAGGCGTAAGCAATGGATTCAGGAAGTCCAACAAACGTCGACAACTCTTCAGACCAGACTTCTTTCGCGTTCATCAGGCCAACATCTACGCCATTCTCGACAACCGAAAACTTTGCCTTGAACTGCGCGCCATAGACACCGAGCAGGCGATGAAAGATTTTGTCGATCCACGGCATAGGCAAGTTCATTGCACGACCTCCCCTTGAATCAGCCGCGGCTCTGCTGGCATTGAGCTACCAAACAAAGCCTTGGCAGTTGCGTCCTGGTTGATCTGGTATTGGCTCTTGCCATTGCGCGGCTGGTCTTTGGCGATCCAGTCGGCCTCAAATCCAACCCAACCGCGCTGACATGACAGGCTGAGTGCGTCACTCAACGCGATGCGCGCCTTTGCCGCTTCCCGAATAATTCCGCCGATTGCCGTCAGCGTTGGCGCAGCCTTTTTCGCCTTGCGGTGCGATAGCCAGTCATTCGCTACCTGGGCATCGACACCAAGGCCGACAAGATGCGCTTGCGCATCGAAGCGCGGAGCGCGCTTTTCTTTTGGTTTACTTGGTGTTGGTGTTGGTGTTGGTGTTGGTGTTGGTGGCATTGCATTAGCATCGTTATTTGATGCCGCGGCATAGCTTTCTTGATGCTGCGGCAATGCCGATGCAATGCCGTGTTCTTCTTGTGGCTTATGCCAACGCTTGTTTGCTTGTCTCTCTGCTTCTGCTGCTTCTCGCGCATGGCATTTATTTCTGCATCAGCGCGGCTGTTAATCCATCCTTCAGCAGTCAGTTCAAAGAACTCTGAAAGGATTATTTTTACCGCTTCGCGCTGGTCTTCAGTGGTCGCCAGAACAAGCCTGCAAACCTGTCTCAAGTCATCAGGAAGAGGCTTTTCGGTTACGTAGTAGGTATCAAGCAGGCGGCGGTATGCAGCGTCCTCAACCCATGATAGATGCCGAGTTGCACTTACATAGTCACCGATATGGAATGGGTAGTAATTCATTACGCGGCCTTCCATTCGCTAACCAGTTTGTCGCGCTTTGATCTATTGCATGAGAAACACGCGGTTACAAGGTTGCTGTCTTCATGGATTCCACCGCGAGAAACAGGAACTACGTGATCGCACTCCAATTTTTTTCCGCGCTCACCGCAGTATTTGCATGTGTAATCGTCGCGCTCAAATATCCTGTTTCTTATGGATCGCCAGATGTGAGAAAGCGGCCTGTCTTGTGTTTGTTCCAATGGAGAGACAAGTAACCAGTCACCGACAATCAAGCCGATTTTTGTAAAAACCTTTTTCGTTTCGATTGCTTCGGTTTCACTGATGCGCAACATGAAAGAAATTTCTTCATCTGAAATATTTGATGATTTGTTATCGCATCTAATGCAGAGCAACATGATGTAACGGCGTTGATCTGTTTCAGAAAGCATCTGAACCTTTGGATCATTAGCAAATTCAGCATACATACGGAACCACGGATTTGTTTTCATTCCCTTGTCTTCCCGTTCAATCCAAGGCGGGTCATGCGCTCATGGCTTATCTTGAAATCGTAGAACGCAGCAACGATTCCCCTGGCAAGAATGCGGGCCGCTTCTTCGGCAATGTCCTTGTCCAGAAAGTCAGCCATGATCGAAAGCTGATCGTGCAACTCTTGAGGAACACGAACATGAATGGATTTCTTTTCAAGGCTCATGCCGTCAATCCAAAAAAAACGCCGCCGAACCCGAAGGCTCAAGGCGGCAAAACCCTGATTTATGCAGGGGGAGGGAGGAACGGAGAAAAATGTTAGCCATACTGATAGAATCCTCGAATGACCTGGAAACTGATCCTTGTTGCTCTGTCTCTGTCGGCATGTGGTGTTGTCAGCGACGCAGACAAGATCGCCATGATGGAAGCCAATCGCGCGGCCATCATCGCGGATCTGTTTCGCCAGCAGGCCGAGTGCCAGGCGCAGGCAATCGAGTTCAGCGGCGATCGCCACGTCCTCGAAGCGTGCATCGAGACATACCGCCTGTCAGCGGAAAGTGCGGCGATCGTCATCACGGCAATAGACGAGCGAATTACCGCCGTCAGGCGCGGAAAGCGATAGACCATTACGCGGCTTTCTGGAAGAAATCAGCGAGTGCCTGGACGTGCCGGATGCCGGGATTCTTGATTTCCTTGCGCGCAATCTTTTCGAGTGTGCGCTTGGAAACACCGGAACCTCGGGAAACCTCGGTCCAACGTCCCTTGGTTTCACCTAGCTTGCCAATCACGAAGTCATAGATATGTTGTGTGCTCATGGCGAGAATACTAAACCCAATTTCGGGACTGTGCAACCCTTTTTGGGGTCCGGTATGCCCACATTAGTTGATTCCCTCCCCGGCCTAAAGGCCGGGGATTCCTCCTGCGAGACGGCCGAATCCGACCGCGAGAATGTTCTTGGCCGCGGTAAGCAAGGCGATCGCGGAACTTGCTGAAAAGTACCTTACCGACAACGCGGCGCCCACGATCGAAGACTACCGCGCCGGCAATGCCTGGAAAGTCTCGCCAATCAACGGTGGTGGATACCGCGACGACTGGCAGAGCCTTATCAACGAGAAGTGCTCTGGAATGGAGGGCTGAAACATGGAAGCGAAATACACACAAGGCCAGTGGTTTTACACTACCGAGGGAAAGAACTCTCTCGGGCTAGTCGAGCAAGACGGAACCAACTTCATGCATATGGAAACGCTGGATAACAGCACGGCCGCATCCTGCATGGAGGCAAACGCCAGGCGCATCGTCGCCTGCGTGAATGCCTGTGAAGGGATCCCGACCGAAGCCCTTGAATGTCAGAGCAAGCGGAAGATTTCTGAGGCATGGGTCAAGCAGCGTGACCAGCTTGTGTCGGCGTGCAAGCGCGCCGAGGCGTTCATTGCCGGGTTCGAGGATGACGAAACACAGGAAGGAATTGCCGAACTGTTGGATGAAATCAGGAGCGCGGCAGGACTGAAAGCAACGGCATAAAAATTTATGCCACAAAACCCCTTTTTGGGCTTGACCATACCCGAAAAGGGGTTCAATATAGTGATGCGGGATAAACAAAAGGAGAACGAAATGAGCATGAGCTACGCGGCAGCCAAAAAGATTTTCGAGACTCAGGACTATCAGCCGTGGGCGCTTGTAGCTGACGCAAAAGAGGTTTTGCTGAAGCGCGGATTTGTTGAGCCTGAAGAAATTGACCAAGAAGAAAGCGCCCGCCTTGCCAGCGCAATGGCCGCGGTCAATGAGCTTTCAAAGTCGATGGATCTTCCGACCGGGCGGAACTACCCGGCATGGAACGCACGGAAGCAGGAAGCAGCAGCAAAGCGCCGCATGAACTCAAAGCCCGAAGATCGGTAACTGGCCGTCGCCAATGCAGCGCCAAGCAGGGCGTGAGCAGCGAAACACAGTGGGCTTTGAATTCATTAAGGAGGGAAGCATGAAATCACTTCTGAACACCATCAAGCGAGCGATCCTGCTGTACCAGATCAGATCCCTGGAAATCACCATTGACGGGCAGAACAAGAGCCTTGAATACGTTGAAGACAGGTTACTACGGTTGCGCATCATCACCGCCCTTTGCAACGCGCGAATTGAACTTACGCGGCTGCGCTCAGAGTACGGCGCGACCTTTCCGCCCGGCAGGCGGTTCATTTGGGGCATGGTGTGATGGACAAGTACAACTACCGCGCCTACGAGATTCTTGAATTCAAGGCAAAGATTCTCCGCATGTCGGTCGCTGTTGCCGGTGGGTTCTCGCTTCTTGTCCTTGTCCTTGGCCTTTTAGGGAAACTGAAATGACCATCGACCATTCCGACCCGGCCTTCAAGGAGCCGAAACTCTGCAAGACCTGTGGCGAGCACTACGCCTACAAGCAGGGCCAGTGCTACGAATGCTACGCGGCAGATGAATGCGAACACGCAGACCAGCAGCGCAAAGAGCGGCTGATTGAAAAACACTTTGGAAGGGAAGAAGAATGACCGAAAAAACACAGGCGGGCCGGCGTTTCCGCAACCGGCAGTGATAAGCGAGGCAGGAGACATTCTTACTTCGCTGAATTTCGATGAAGGCGGAATGACCTTGCGCGACTACTTCATGGCGCACGCACCAACAATACCGCAGGCGTGGTTTAAACCAACGATGCCTACCAGTCGCCCGGGTGGCAAGTTTGTGAGCGAAGACGGTATGCGCTCATACGCAACGGCAATGGAAGCTGATCGCGCCGAGGGATTTGACGGATTTTTTAACGCATCCAGCGACGCGCAAGAAGAGTGGGACAGGGCACAAAACAAAGCGCTGTTCACCCAATGGCCCGCCGCCTGGGCAGACGAAATGATTAAGGAGAGAAACAGATGAGCAACGCATTGACAACTTTGACCGGAACACTGGCAAAGCGCTTTGAACTTGGCGACGGCGCCGGACTTATCGAAACCCTGAAAGCTACCGCATTCAAGGGCCAGGAGGTATCGGATGCGCAAATGACCGCGCTGCTGATCGTCGCCAACCAGTACGGCCTGAATCCTTGGACGAAGGAAATCTACGCATTCCCCGACAAGAATAACGGGATTGTCCCGGTCGTCGGCGTCGATGGCTGGGCGCGCATCATCAACGAACATCCGCAATTCGATGGCGAAGAATTCGAGTATGGCCCGGTATTTACCCACAAAGGCAAGGCAGTTCACGAGTGGATTGAATGCGTAATTTATCGGAATGACCGCAGCAAACCGACTCGCATCCGTGAATTCTTTGATGAAGTTAGTCGTGATAACGCAATCCCGTGGCAGAGCCACCCGAAGCGCATGCATCGGCACAAGTCGCTTATCCAGTGCGCCCGCCTGGCCTTCGGTTTCGGCGGCATCTATGACCAGGACGAGGCGGAGCGCATTGTTGAGCGCGACATGGGAGCCGCCGAGGTTGTCGCCGAAACGAAGTCGTCAGCGCCAAAGGTGTTGCCGCCGTATCCGGAAGAAGACTTCGCCACGAATCTTCCAAAGTGGATTGAAGCGATTTCCGCAGGAAGGGCAACGGCTGACCAGATCATCTCCAGGTCTTCAACGAAATACACGCTGTCCGAAGAACAGAAGGCGGCGATCAGCAAGCCGGCGCACATCGACAACGACGGCGTGATTGACGGTGACTTTGTGCGGGATTTTGAAGGGGCAGAGCAATGATCGAACTACAGGTACAACAAGGAACACATGAATGGCTACAAGCACGCGCCAAGTGCTTCAACGCCAGCGAAGCGCCGGCCATGATGGGCGTAAGCCAGTACATGACACGCACCGAACTGCTGCGCCAAAAGGCTACCGGCGTCGTGCCCGAGGTTGATGCGGAAACGCAACGTCGTTTTGATGCTGGACACGAAGCCGAGGCTAATGCGCGTCCGCACGTCGAAGGAATGATCGGTGAAGAACTTTATCCGATCGTGGCAACAGATGATGCCGGGCGCCTGCTTGCCAGTTCGGACGGCGCAACCATGCTTTGCAATATCGGGTTTGAACACAAACTATGGAACGAGAAGATCGCCGCTGAGGTAGAAGGCGGATCTGTTCCCGAGTCGCACCGCTGGCAGCTTGACCAACAGTTTGCTGTATTCGGTTTCGACAAGATCGCCTTTGTCTGTTCTGACGGCACCCCGGAAAAGTTCGTCTATTGCTGGTACTACCCGCAGCCCGATCGTATCGCCAAGCTACGCGCCGGGTGGGAACAGTTCGAGAAAGACCTTGCCGAATACCAGCACGTCGAAGCCAGGCCAGCCGCAGTCGCAGAAGTCATTGATGACCTTCCGGCCCTGACTGTTCAACTCGTCGGCCAGGTCACGGCATCGAACCTTGACTCGTTCAAGACCGCCGTTACCGCGCGCATTCAGGCAATCAATACCACGCTGGTAACGGATGCCGACTTCGCCACCGCCGACAAGATGGTGAAGTTCCTTGACGACGGAGAGAAGCGGCTTGATCTGGTCAAAACGCAAGCCCTGGCGCAGACGGAAAGCATTGACCAACTGTTCCGCACTATCGACAGCCTGAAGGCTGAAATGCGCAGCAAGCGCCTGACGCTGGACAAGCTGGTGAAGGCCGAGAAGGAAAACCGGAAGAGCGAGATTGTTCATGCGGCGCGCGTTGAACTGGTCGGCCACGTTCAAAACCTGCATTCACGCATCGGGTTTACGTGCATCCAGATCGACAGCAGCGTTTTCGGCGAAGCCACCAAAGGCTTGAAGTCTCTCGATTCCATGCGAGACAAGGTGTCGGTAGCCTTGGCAAACGCCAAGATCGAGGCCAGCGCGATCGCCGACCGCATCGAATTCAACCAGAAGCAGATGCAGGAAAAAAGCGCCGCTGTTCTGTTCCCTGACTTCGCCCAGGTATGCACCAAGGCGCCGGACGACTTCGCCGCGCTGGTCGACGTGCGTATTGCGAAAAAGAAGGAGGCCGACGACAGCCTGCTTGCCGCAGAGCGCGAGAAGATCCGCACAGAAGAAGTGGCGCGGGCGAACGCAGAGGCAGTCGCCAAGATCATGGCGCCGGCTCCGGTAGCTGCGGAAACCACGAAAGCGCCAGATCCCTGTCTCGCCAATGATTCAAGGAGAATCGGCCTTGGTGCCTCTGCAAGCAGGCTCATTGACTCAATCTCTGAGATCAAGCGCGTCAAGCTCGGAACAATTTGCGCCCGCCTTGGCTTCACCATGACCGCGGAGTTTGTCGAGTCTCTTGGCTTTCGTCCGGTCGGGCACGACAAGAATGCGAAGCTGTATAGCGAAACGCAGTTCCTCGAAATCTGCGATGCGCTTATCCAGCACATCAGCAAACAAGCAAACGCCGAAAGGTCCGAGTAAGATCACGGGGCGAAAGCGCTGCTCTCCTTCCTCCCCCACCCTGGCGTGAGTAGCCCCACCATTTTTTCAACTACCACAAGGAAATGACATGACCAAGAAGTTCGCAGCAATCATCCTGCTTTTCGCTCTTTCCGGAGCCGGATTCGCCACCAGCAACGAAGGTGGTAAGCATCACCATGAAGGTGGCAAGCAGAAGCCTACAAACGTCACTCAGCCGGCCAAGCCTGCGTCGACGTCTGCATCAAGCAGCGCAGCAGCGTCCGCTGGCGCGATCGGCATCGGTGTTGGCATCGGTATGGGCGGCCAAGGCGGAAACGGCGGCACAGGAGGCTCTGGTGGCCTTGGCGGGCAAGGCGGAACGGGCGGCAGCGCAGCAGGCGGCACCGCCATCGCGTCGGTTGGCGCCATGAACTTCGCATTCACGGTTCCGGCGGCATCTGGACCGAGCACGGCATTCGTCCAGCACGACTACAGTGGAATGCCGCAGCAGGCTCCGGCGATGGGAAACAGCTACATCAGCACGTCAAACGGCTGCGACGGCGCGTCTGGACTCGGCGTCGTCTTCCCCGGCGGCGGAGTCAACTTCTCCAGCACGGCGCTTCGCATGATGTGCGAAGGCCGGCTAAATTCGCAAGCGCACAAGGCATTGGGCGACGAAGACAAAGCGCGCAGGGTCATGCGTGTGGTCGACGAGTACGCCTGCTCGCAGGATGCGACATGGGCCAAGATTGCACGGGAAGAGGGCATCTGCAAGCCGGATACCGCGCCGCCAGCAACGTCAACCAATTCTGCCTTCAATTCGGCCGGATAAGGTCAATGGGGTGAATGCGTAGGCTGATACGAACGGGTCTTCTCTAGTTGGCGAGTCAGAAGCAGGCGTTTGAGTCCAACAAGCCGGAAATCACAGCGCCGGCCACCCCACCAATTTCAACCACTAGAAGGAGCAGAAAAATGGCAACGAAGAAAACCGCACTTATCAAGGACTACAGGAAGCTGCGCAACAAGATGAACCTGAACCAGTCCGAATTCTGGAACCGTATCGGCGCCACCCAATCGGCGGGCTCGCGCTACGAAACCGGGCGCACCGTGCCGAAGTCCGTCGCCGTCCTCGCGTACCAGGCGTACATCAAAGGTGATCCGGTCGACGTGCGGGAGTTCAAATAACATGCAAGTCAAGGTACTGAAAATTCACCCCGAGGCAACCGTCCCACAATACGCCACGGCCGGCGCTTCCGGGCTTGACCTTCACGCCCGTATTCCGCACGAAATCTATTTGCAGCCGGGTGTCCGTTTTACCTGCCCGACCGGGATTGGTATCGCACTTCCGGAAGGATTCGAGGCGCAAGTCAGGCCGCGTTCAGGAATGGCTAAGAACCACGGCGTTACCGTTCTGAACGCGCCAGGAAGTATTGATTCTGATTATCGAGGGGAGATTTGCGCGATCCTGATTAACCACGGCGACGAGGCCGTAAAGATCGAACCGAACCAGCGCATTGCCCAAATGGTTGTCGCTCCGGTCGTCCGCGTGGAACTTGTCGAGACTGACATGCTGGCAGATAGCGTGCGCGGCGAAGGCGGCTTCGGCAGTACCGGGCAGTGACCAACAAGGGGAAGTGTTATGGCATCGGTCAATCGTGGAAAAAGACTGCGCAATATTTCGCCAGAAAAGTATGCGCTGATGGTTCGGGATCAGATTACCAGGCACAGCATTGCTGATGATTCTGGCTGTTGGATTTGGGTAGGAACAAAGCAAAGCAACGGTTACGGAAATACAAGGCTTTATGGAAAGACAACGCCTGCACACCGGGCATCGTTCTTTGCTTTCAATGGCTATCTTCCGGAAGGAAAGGAGGTTTGTCACAAGTGCGACGTGCGCGATTGCGTTAATCCTGAACATCTATTTGAGGCAACCCATCAGGAAAACATGCGCGACCTAGCAAAAAAAGGCAGAGGAAGAAATGGGGTTATGTCTGGCGCGTTTTCAATAAAGAGAAACAGTCTAGGTCAAATCATAGGAAAGGCATAAAAATGGCACAAATCGTTGGTATTTTCCGCATTGGAGAAGATGCAGTAGTTCGCTATACGCAGAACGGAGAACCAGTTGCCGGCTTGTCTCTGGCATTCAACTACGGCCGCAAGGGCGATGATGGAAAGCGCCCGTCGCAGTGGATTTCCGCTTCGCTATGGGGCAAGCGTGCCGAGGCGATGGCGCAGTATCTCAAGAAGGGCGGGATGGTCTATTGCGTAATCAATGACCCGCACATCGAGACTTACCAGAAGAAGGATGGCGGCGAAGGTTTCAAACTCGTCGGCTCGATAGCTGAAATCGAATTTGCCGGAGGCAAGCCGGAAGGTCAGCGTGACCAATCAAGTGATAGAGATTATGCGCCAGCGCCGTCCAAGGACAAGCCAAAGCCATCTTTCGATGATCTAGGCGACGACATACCTTTTAACTAGGTGGAACATGACAACCACCGAAAAAACATGTGAACAAACTCTCGAAACCGCAAAGAGCTGAATCCATGAGCATCCTATCCACAATCCTGTTCAACACCTACGTTCCGCCAAAGGGTGTCGTGCGGACTGTTGCCTACAAGGAAGAAGCCCCGGCACCAGTCAGGCACTCGCGGCGCAACGAGATTCATGGGTTCATTCTTGACTCGATCAAATCCGGGATTCATACGGATACTGAAATCGCGGTGGATGTAGGTGTCTCGAAGTCTTGCGTGTATCAAAACCTTTGCATTCTCCATGCGCTAGGCAAGGTGACGAAAGAACGCGACAGCGCATTGAAACCGTATCTCTATTACATCAAATCGGATGTACAGAAATGCTAAAACTACCGCTCAAGATAAAAGAATTCGACGTAAAAAATGGGTTTCCGTGGTCAAGCGCAATGCCATTTGTTGAAAACTCACGCGGAACACTGATTCATCGTCCGCGCAGCGGCGTGACTTTCAACCTGTTTTCTAAACCACACAACGCAGTGGTCTTCTGGTGCGGAATGACAGTTTCAACGTCAAAGAATAACCTTTCTTTTCTTTCCGCGCCGCCGACCGAAAAGATTATTTGCGAGCGCTGTGAAGCTATGGCCGTCAAGGCTGGAATGCCTAGCGCGGACACTCTTGCCGGACGGCATGTGCATAAAGGCCGCACGGTTGCTGTAGTGACGTGCTGTAAAAACAAGGATGCGGAATGAGTGATAAGTACCTTCCGTCAAACGGAACCGAAGGTGCGGCGTTCATGGATACCTGGTGCCGGAACTGCCAGCGTGATAAGGCCATGCGCGAAGGCGCGGACTTTGATGAGTGCGATGACAACGAACTGTGCGAAATCATAGCCGCCGCGTTCCGTGGCCCGGTCAATGAATGGATCGAGGACGCCTCCGGGCCGCGCTGCACGGCGTTTGTCGAAGCTGGAAAGCCTGTTCCGTTCGTCGATACGAAGACGATGGATTTATTTGCATGACCGAAGACGACTTCCTTGATTCGGCTGCGCTGGCCCTGCTTACCGGCAGGCGGCGCAAGTCGCTACAGATCGACCAGCTTAGACGCATGGGCATTGCCTTCTACGTCAACTCGCATGGCGATCCTGTAGTACCACGAACGGCGATTGAAGGTGGTAAGCAAGGTGGTAAGCAAGATCAAACATGGCAACCGAAGTGGGCGGCATGATGGGCCGCCATCCTTCCCGCAATCGCCAACTGCCCGCACGAATGAGGGCACGGCATCGGCCTAGCGGAACCTATTACTACTTCGACCACGGCGGCAGCCCACGCAAGGAAACTCCGCTCGGAAACAACTACGTCGAGGCGATGCAGAAATGGGCCTCGTTGATGATGTCTTCCCCGGCCGTGCGACGGACGATCGCCCACGCAATCAGCGAGTACCTTGCATCAGCAGAATTCGCGCGCCTCGGCTCCGGAACGCAGAAGGATTACCGCTTCGCACTGGACAAGTTGCTCGAACACTTTGGCGATGCCAACTTGGATGACGTGAAGCCGTCGCACGTCGTTTCATACCTTGATTACCGAGGCAAGCAGAGCCAGCACCGGGCGCAGCGCGAGGTATCCGTGCTCGGCATGATCTACGGCTATGCAATGGCCCGCGAGGCCGAACTCATGGCCGACAATGCGCGGCTGGTATGGGGGATTTTTAAATGAGCGACCGAAGCGCCTATTTCCGCGAGTGGTACGCGAAAAACCGCGAGCGAATCATTGCCAAAGCAAGAGCTTGGGAGTTGGCGCACCCGGAAGAAACGCGTGAGAAGAAGCGCAAATGGCAGGATAAAAACCGAGCCGGCCAAAAAGAAAACAGGCTGCGCTATGCCAATAGCGAAAAAGGAAAGGCTTGTTATTCGCGGTACAGGAAAACCGAATCCTATAAGGCGGCGGCGAAACAAAGGCGCGACTACTACCGCGACACGCTGCACGACTGCTATGTGCGGCGAATCATGGCGCAGCATCTTGGCATCAAGGGAAGCGAAATACCGCAAGTTCTGGTCGATGCGCACCGTGAATTGATGAAACTGAAACGGGAGTTGATGAATGAAAAACTGTGACGAACTACGAAAAGAACTCGCCTCGACGTTTGAGAAGCTGAAGTCCGGTGAAATCAATCCGAGCGAGGCCGCCGAACTGGCGAATATTGCCGGCAAGATGATCGGCAGTGCGAAAGTGCAGGTCGAGTATTACGCGCTTCGGAAAGAGTCGCCGCGCATCAAGTGGCTTGAGGCCGAAGAGTGAGCACCATCAAATTCGTCCTCGACGACGACTTCAACCAGCGCACGGAGGCCCGCCGCTTGAACTGAAAATTGTGCCGCTGTATGCGGCGGAGGAAAAGCCATAAGCAAAGAACTGATTGAGCGGCTGCGAGAGTTATCCGCGAGCAGGAAGCCCTGTGCAACCGGAGCACACGGCCAAATAATCGGAATGGAAAGCTATCGAATTGTCGCTAACGGCTTTGCGCTTGAATGTATTGAAGAAGCCGCAGACCGCATCGAAGAACTTGTGCGTTTTATTGAAGAACAAGATGCACTTTTACAGGAAGCCAGACCACTTATTGAACATGCGGAAATTGTTAAGAAAGAGCGCGACCAACTCCGCAAGGATGTGGAGCTACTGTGGGATGCACTTGCAGAAGAAAGTATTGCAAATGCCGCATGGAACGCTGCTGTCGAAGAGTGCGCAAAGGTCTGCGATGCAAAGCGACTATTTGGAAGAGAAGGATATTTCTGTGCAGACGATATTAGAGCCTTGAGGGTGCCATAATGAAACTACGAATCATCGAAAGCGAAGACGGGCTGTTCTATCCGCAAACCAAGTCTGGGTGGTTTAGCGCGTGGAAGTTTTTTCAGGCCGATGCCGACACCTCGGGATTTATGCTCAGGGTGCATATCGAAACAAGCAGCCCCCTACTTGCAGCAGCATTTTTGAATCAGCAAGATGCGCAGAAATTCATCGACCGAGTAATGTCAAAGGCCGATGCGTATTACGAAAGAGAGCGCGATCGGTCTTTGATGTCGGTGAAAGTGAAGCGCGTTGTGGAGGTTGAATGATGAACCACTGTAAAACCTGCAAGCATTGGAACACGTACAAAGATGAATTTCCAAGGTCGCTTAGAGAAGACGGGCGTGCATCTGGCGGGATATGCAAAAGCGACAAACTGACCGAGGAATACTCGTTCAGAGACTACACCAATGACCGGCTTGTCTACCCATATTCAGAAGGCGGTTACTTTTGGACTGGCCCTAATTTTGGTTGCGTGCACCATGAGGAAAAGAAATGAACCGTCGTAATTTCCTGAAGTTTGTAACGTCCCTGTGCGCAGCCTCCGCAATACCGCCGGCACTGGTTGAGGCGTGTCAGTCAAGCGCACCAGTTCCCGCCGATTGGGTTGTTCGGATTCTCGATCCTGGCGGCGAAGTTGTCTCCGAAATGCTGGTTGAAAGCATTGGCGACCAAATCAGCTTTCCGACCATGACCAGATCAGTGTGCATAACCCACTTCTCGGTTAGCGGATCAGGATTGCCACACGAAATCATTTCCCCGATAGCGCAAATATTGACCGTTTGTAGTGGCGACACAGTTCATCTTTGCGATGTCAAAATCGAAATTACATGACCGAAATGTGTTCCTCAAACCTAGTTCAGCAATAACTAAGTGATTGATTCTATTTATCCAGTATTTTCGCTGGATTGCGGAACCGAAAAACGCTGAGGCGTAGATATAGACTCAAACAGCGATAGTTTCAGGTACTAGCGGGTAACTCCGTGGGGGTTCGAGTCCCTTCCTGGGCACCACTGGATTTTGAGGGTTTTTTGGGAAATTCTATAGCCTATTTGTTCCTCAAAAACCAAGCTCAATTCCGCAAAATTCTTCTGCGCTGTACAGCAGCATAAGCAATCTTGTAGAACATTTCGCTTCCAAACTGGTTGAGCGCTATGTTCACCGAAGCGCAAACCATCCGGCAGTTATCGAGGCAATACGGAAGAGACGCATTTATTCGGTCAATGCTAGGCATCCACGGACGAATCCTTACGCCACTATATTTTTCAAGAGAAAAAGCAATGCCAGTAATCTCGCATCTGCCTTTTGCTCGGCGCATAAGCTCAATAACATCAGCTTCTGTCAGAGAGAACTCAATTTTTCGCGTGCCTGCATTTTTCTTAGAGCGAAGATATAGGGCAAGATGATAATCAGACGGAAGGGCGCGATGCGCAACCTCGTTTGACAGATTAACAATCGCCTCATATCTCAAAGCAAGTTCGCGCATGTTTGAGCCAAGGCTTACTTCTTTCCTGCTTTCTCCATGCCCAACGTAACAGAAGAAATAATCTTGCCTACGCCGCTTGCGAACAAAAACGCCAGGAGGAAGCTCGCGGTATGTCTTACGTGCATTAGAATCAGGGTTAGCCATTTCGGACTCCTTCATAGTCTGATTGGTTAGGGAGCGACATGGGCTGCAACCCTTGCCGCTTCCGTCATTCTATCATCTACCACCAGTCAATCGCCTTTGAAGATCCTCGGCAATGCCGCGCTTCTTCACAATCAGCGCATCACGCTCGTCTCCGAACTCTTCATCGTCAATGCCATTGCGCGAACGCTCACGCTTAAGTTGGGTTATCTGGCGGTCAATCTCCATCATTTGAGCCTGAGCCTGGCGCTGCATATTGAGTTGCAGCACGTCGGCCGGGTAGCTTCCAACCTTGATACCGAAAGCAGACAGGCCAGCTTGCGCAACGGACTGCTCGCGCCCGAACGAATCCGTCCGGCCGGATCCGGCATTCACAACGCCAGTAAAGGCGTGGGTTCCAGGTAGGATAACGATGTTCGGCGCGAATGCCTTGTAAAGATGGTCGGCCACCTTCTCGGCCTTCTCGATCGGCGTATCGGTTTCCAGGGTAATTGCCTTGCCGGTGAATTGGCTCTTGTTGGAAATGAACTCGGATATGATCGCCAGCGGCCCGCCAGGAACAGCAAACGGCAGCAAAGGCACGGCCGCATGGTTCTGCCCGGTGTCGAATATGTCGCCAACCGGAACGAAGCGGCGAACATCCAGGAATACCGGGGATCCAAACTTGTCGTTCCACGGCATCCGGACTAGCTTTGGCACCAATCCCCAAACTCTTCCGGCCTTTTCCTCGGGCAGCAGCTTGCGCTCGTCGTCCTCGTCTCCACCCGACAGCAGGTAGCCAAGCGCATTGAGCACGCCAGCGAACATCGCCAACTTCAGCAACTTGTGCGGCTTCCGGGCGGCTATTTCAAGCAGCATCGGAAGTGCCCGGTAGGTGAAGCTGATAAACGGGAATGCCGAGTTGCGCATTGCCTGGATCCACGGCGCGTTGATGTGGTAGTCGAGGAACGAGCGGCGAGCCTTACGGCCGGCAACCAGATCGCTTTCGCCATCCTCCTTTGCCTTGAGCCAGGCTGCCAGGCGGAATACCTGATCCTCGCCTTCGTAGAGGTCAAGCATGTTCTTTGCCTCAGTGGTCAGCACCTTGCCGGCAACGGTCGGCTTGAACGCCTCCCAGGCAGACGGGAAGCGTAGCTGCAAAGCCTTTTGCAGCGCAGCAAAAGCGCCGACTTGTGCATCGGCCGTGTGCTGCCCGGCCAGGCCGATTTCTGCTTCGAGTGCATCCAGCAGGGGCTCGATCTGGTCACGCTGCAATTCAGCATTCACCCATGAGCCCATGTTGGCGCCGGACTCATGGAAGCGGGCGATGATTTCGCGCGCCGCTTCAGCATCGGTAGATCCGGCACGCGAGGCCAGGTTTCCGGTACGGCCAATGATTCCCTTGCCTTCGCGCTTGCTGGCGCCAAGGATGATGCGCAGCGCCTTGGCAATGTGCCCGGCCGATACGTCGTGCCAATCTGCCATGACAAAGTTCGCCATGACGTTGTTCGTATGCACCGCAGGGCTTAATGCTGTTTTTGCCGTCTTCCAGGCGCCCATTACGTTGCGCCACAGTTCCGGCCCGAAGCGGAAGCCAACGGATTGACGAACATCATTCCAGATCGGGCCCGGGATGAACTTTCCGGCCAGGGCGCCATACTTGGAAACCGACGTGCCCGGGATCTTCGTATCAGGAACCTGTACCCACGTACCCGGGGCGAAAGTGTCGCGCATCCGGTCAGAGGCTTCGACAATCTCGCCGTTGATCTGCTCGCCCTTGATCTTGCCATAGGTGCTTCCGATCCATGCCAGATAGCGCCCGGTTTCGATGTCGTGAACCATGCCGTGAAGCGTCTTGGCGATCGCATAGCGGGCCTCGTCAATCTCGCCCATAGCAGTACGCTCGGCCTTGGTGAAGTCGCGCCACACGATCAGCTTGCCGCCCTTCGTGTCACGCACTTCCCATGTGCCGGATTGATCCCAGGTCGAATACTTGGCGGGCGCCTTCTCGTCAGCCGGCCAATAAGCCACTTCCAGCAGCTTGCCTTTCTTCTGCGGGTTGGTATTGCCCGGGCCTTGTGCGGTTTCGAGCGCACCATTGCCCTCGCCGGTCGGCGCGCGGCGCTCGTAGCGAACGAACTTGACACCAATCAAGCCCTTGTCGGCCTGCCCGGCTTGCAGCTTGCGGCCCCACCACTCGGGCGCGATATTCTGCACCTTTGCCATGTCGACCGCATCGCTCATGCCGCGGCCCTTGTACTGGTCGCCCAGGACAGCAATAGCCCGCTGGCGCCCCTTCGTCTCGCCCTTAGTCTGTTCAGCCGTGTGCTTGGCGTAGGAGCGGTGCAGGTACTCGAAGCGGTTGCGCTTGTAGGCTTCCGGCGACAACTGACCAAGGGCGATCGCCTCTTGTGAAAGGTTGTCGATCATGGTCTTGATTTCTTCCATGACCGCGATCGACTCGGGCGAAAGTTGCTTCTCGAAATACGCGGCAGCCTGCGGATCGTTGTTGTTCATCCACTCATAGGCCAGGCGGCTTTCGGCGCGGGTCAGCGTCGAGAGCTTTTCCAGGAACGCACCAATCTTGCGGATCTGCGCGCGCTGCCGGCCCTGCATTTCGACGCGACGATCAATCACCGCTTCCGGGATACCATAGTCGGAAACCACGCCTGCCTTGATCTGTTCCGGCGTGTAGCGGTCGATCAGCGCACCAACCTCGTCGTAGAGGAAGCCAGTAGCCTTGTCGATGCGGAACGCTTGCGTCACGCCGCGCATGACCGTATCTACCGGGCGCCAGCTTCCGGCCGGCTTCGCCAGGATAGCGTCGGCGCGCTCGGCCGCAGTCTGGTTCGCAGTTTGCGAATTGGCGCGCGACAGCAGCGCATTCTCCACCGGGTTCTGTTCGCGCCACTTCGTCGCCAGTTTCTCGAATGCCGTGTAGTTCTTCTCGGCCAGTTCGTCAATAGACTTGAAGCCACGCGCCAGCGCTTCAGCAGTCAGCCACTTCTCTTGCTTGGCAACGTCTTCGGCCAGCGTTCCGTCAGCCAGGCGCGTTCCGTCCATCACGCTTGCCGGCTTGCCATTGCGGGCGAAGTTGCGCGCTGCATTGACCAGATCAGCAACGAACAGATCAGCCTTTTGCTGGTCATCGAGCCCGGCTTGCATCCAGGCATCGAGCTTATCGGCAAGGTTCGTTGCGCCGGCCTTGTTCAGCCAGTCACGCACGGCCATGACTATCCGGCGCCAGCCTTTCAGCTTGACCAGATCAGCGGCCGTCATGTCGGCCAGGACTTCTTCGATCGCCTCGACATTCGAGGCAAGGCCATTGCGCTTCTTCAGCGCCGCCGCCTGCTTGCGCAGATTGCTATTGTTCAGCCAGATATGTTGCAGCGCGGCATCAAGACCCTTGCCGATCGCCCCACGGAGCCCGTAGTGGGTAACTTCGTGCGTAGCAAGAACATGCTCGGCGCGCGCCGCATCGGCCAGGCCGGACGCGAACAGGTAAATTTCGCCTTGGTGCATGGCGCCTTCGACATCCTCCCAGGCGCCAGCCTTGCGAATGAAGTCGGCCAGGGCTTTCTGTGCCGGATCCTTGGTAGAAAGTTCGGCCGGCGATGCGAAGACATGCACCTTTGGCAGATTCTTGAAACCACGCACAACCCGTTCGACCGTCGCCTTAAGATCGCCCACGGCCATACCGGATCCGTTGCCGCGCGAGAACAGCGGCGTGATCGCACCCGTCCGAGCCTGCCAGGCGTCTTCCAATTCCTGCTCGCGTTCGAGCCCGGTCTTTTCTTTTCCGCTGGCAACAATCGCATCTTCCAGTACGGAAGCCTCGTTCTGCTTGTCCAGAAGAATCTGGATCATGGGGAATGGAGCGGTCAAGCGCGGTTCGAGCGCATTGCGTTTGGCCTTGAGGTCATTCGCTTCTGATTCGAGCGCGGCCGGCGCCCGGGCGATGCCGGCCAGGGCACTTTGCGCACGCATGGAAACGCCAACCGGATCACTTGTAATGTCCTGCGCAATGAGGATCGGTTCGGAAGCCTTAAGCGCTACAGCAGCCTCGAAGCGATGATTCATCTTGGTATTACCATCAGCGTCGGCCTTCATCACGCCGTACTGAGACATCCGGCCGGCGTAGACCACATCGAACCCTGAAATGCTACCGATGACCGTTTCTTTCTCAACCAGATGGTCGGACAGATCCTTGTAGCGCGCCATGAGCGATTGGCCCCATTCCTTGCGGGTCTTGAAGGTTTTTCCGTCCGCCTTTGCGGTGAAGTTGTCGCCGGTAATATCCTGCACTTTGGCGGCTTCCGCGCGGGCATCTTGCAGCTTGCTCTCGATCCAGCCAAGGCGAGACTCGGTAGCAGCATAATCGCGCTGCATCCGGCCGCGCTGGTCTTCGTGTGCATGGCGCAAGCGGGTCAGCTTCTCGACCTCGGCACGCAGGCCGGCCAGTTGCAGAACGCGCGGATCATCAGCCACCATCGCCGCAGCAATCTCGAACTGGCTGGATTCGCCCAGGTCTTCGATTTCGCGGATATTGGCATCACCCGACAAAGCCTGGTCAATGAAGAACTGTTTGCGCGCCAGCGTCGACCACATTTGTTCGTCGTAGCTGCCCTTCATTGCATAGGCGTACAACTCGACTTCTTTGTGCTTGTTGCCCTGGCGGACGATGCGCCCTTCGCGCTGTTCGAGGTCGGCCGGGAACCAGGGCGAATCAAGGTGATGCAAGGCAACAAGGCGTTGCTGTGCATTGACACCCGTACCCATGTTCTTCGATGATCCGACCGCAATACGCACGCGGCCGGCGTTCATGTCGCGGAACAGCTTGACCTTGGCGGTGCTCTTCTTGTTGTCGGACATGAAAGCTACGTGTTCGGGTTTCACGCCAGCATCGCGCAGGCGCTTCTCGAACCAGGCGCGGGCATTGAATCCACGGTTCGCCGCCACCCCGGCGCCAAAGCCCAGGTCGGCAAAGACCATTTGCACGGCGCCCTTGGCCGGCTCGACCTTGCTTCCCGGCTTGCCATCCGTCGTGAACTCGCGGTCGGCAGTTTCCTTGTAGACCCGGATTACCTCGTCAATCATCCGGTTCAGCTTGGAGTCAGGATCGTTCGGCGCCTTCGGATCCATGAACCGCAAGTCGATCGCCGCCAGCCGGCCGTCACCGATGATCGCAATGATCGGGTCTGGATTGTTCGGCTCGTCGCGGCTCGGCTTCCACTCGCGCGAAGTCTTCATGCGCGGCTGCAAAACGTCACGCTGGAAATCGGTATAGGCCGGCGTCTTCGGCGTGATAATCATGTTCCTGGATCCACCCTTGACCTTCGGGCGCTTGTCGCCAAGCATCGCTGCCAGGTAGTCGGAAGTCAGCACGTCAGCAAACTCGCGGAACATTTGCGTCAGTTCGCCTACATTCACGAACTTGTTGAAGCGCGTCACCGGGCCATACTTGCCGGAGGCGTCCGGTTCAATATTGGTACTCTCGGCGCCAAACATCGACGCCCACTGGTCGAATTCTTCAAGGCCGCGCTCGGTCAGCACGTCCGGCGCCATGAAGCGCTGAACGGAGTAGATTTCAGCCAGCGTGTTCGTGACCGGCGTACCGGAGGCCATGACAAGGTTGCGCTTCGGGTTCTTGTTCTCGCGCAGCCATTGAACCTTCATGTTCAGATCAGCGGCGCGATCGGATCCACCAGAGTCGATACCCTTGACCTGGCGCTGCGTTGAAAATTCCAGCTTGCGGAATTCGTGGGCTTCATCGACGTAGAGCATATCGACGCCCATTTCATCGAAACGCACGTTCGTATCCTTGCCCTCGCTGGACATCGTTGCGGCGAGCTTCTGTTCCCACCGCTCGATCTTGCGCTCGATCTGCTTTACTTTGGGATCACGGTTCTTAGACTTTCCGTTTGCAGTCTTTTCTTCTGTACCGCCAAGCTCTTTCATGGCGGCGCGCAGGTATTCAAGCTGTTCCTCGATCATCTTTTGCTTGAACGCAGGATCCAGGTCGAGCAACTTGAAAGCCGAATGGGTGATGATGACACCATCCAGGTCGGACAGGGCGGCACGCGCCACAAAGCGGCGCCGGTTGTCGCCGGTAAAACTTGTCTCGTCAGCCACCATCAGGCGGGCAGCCGGGTAAAGATCCATCCACTCGGAAGAGAACTGCTTGAGCATATGATTCGGAACAACCATCATCGGTTTCTGAATCAGCCCGAGGCGCTTCTGCTCCATTGCCGAGATAATCATCTGGTTGGTGTTGTGCGTAACGATGAAGTCGTCGGTTACATACAAATGGTCCTTGTGCGCTACGAGAATACACTGTGCCGGCTTGCTTCCGACTGGAACAACGTTAGTGATGTAGCGAACCGGAACGTATTTGGTACGCGGAATGAACTTGTCAGCCTTGCGCCGCAGTCTGAACGGCTTGATCGTTGGCGGCAGTGCAATGGTTAGTTCGTGTGCCTCGCGGCCAATCTGACGCACGCCGTTGTGGGTATATGACGGAAAACGGTTGCGGCGCAAGGCAACCCCACCGAGCGACTGAACCACCGACACAACGCCGTCAGCTAGTTTTTGGGATGTAGTTGTAAAGCGCAGTGAGCAACCGCCGCCCTCCACCCATCCATCGGTATCAAGGAGCCCTTGCAGCAGCGCCACGCGGGTTTCTATCGAGTTGAACAGATATAGGTCGGGGATGTGCTTTTCGTGCGAGCGCAGACCAAAAACGCCAATGTCACGCAAGGCATTGATGACCGGATTACTCGGGATCATCCCACCGCCAGCGGCATAACGAACGACGCCACGGTAAGCGATCGTGTAGTCATACTGCGCGCGGTGAACCAACTCGCAATCGTCCGGCAGCTTCGCGTCCACCATGTCGAGTATTTCCTGATCGGCGGATGACAGCACGGCAGAGTTACCAGAAAGCCCGCCGTCGCCAAGAAGCACGCCAAGCACGTAGGCATCAAGCGGCAGAGGACGCGCCGAGAATTGGATAGCACCAACAACCGGAATGCTGTGATTCTTTGCCCCAAGATGCGGAGAAACAAGCGTCTTCCGGATTTCTGACAGGCTCCTTACCTTGGCGGCGCCGTGCGGCCAGTTGCGCCCAAGTCGAGCTGCGCGCTGTGCTGCGGAGCGCTCTAGGTATGTCTGTGTCAACCAGAGGTGTTCATCGCAACACTCAGTAGCCGATCCATCACTGAACTCGACACGGAAAATCTCTTTCTGTCCTTGCGGAAAAACTGCCTCAACCATAGTTGGGGATCCGTCCGCCGCAACAACCATATCGCCAGGAACGATGTTGCCCATGAGTTTCCACCCGTTCGGCGTGAGAATCTTCGCATCGAGCGGCTGCGCCTTTCCGGAACCAACGGCGTGCGCCAGGTAGGTATTGCCCTGCTGGATAATGCGCCAGGCGCCACGCTTGACGTGCGGGAATACGCCGAGCTTCATCCAGCGCTCGGACACGCCCGGGAGCGTCAGATGGTCGCCGTTGAAGGAGCGCGGAACGATGCTGTTGAACTTCTCGTTGTAGGTCGGCACCAGCGTATCGACGCGGGCCGGGTCTTCCCATAGCCACGTCTTGAACTCCTCGCGCATGTTGTTCAGCTTCTCTGTCACGGCCTGGGTCGCTACCGAGTCGAATACATCCTTCTGGTCTTTTCCAAAACCAACCTTTGACATGATGCGCACCGGGGCGCCGGACAGGGCGTAGCCGAGAATATCGGCAGCATTGCGGCGATCGGTTCCCCAATCCTGGGTAGCTTCGAGCCCCTTGTGTCCGGAAACCGCCTGCACATCCCATTGCCCTGTGCGTTCGTTGAACGTAACGGTTGCGCGGACACCAGCTTTCTCACGCAAGAACTGTTCGTAGATGCTGGTCGGTACCCAGGACATGCCAATCTGCGGGGTGATTTCGGCCGCAGTCTTGCTGTTCGGAAGTGCAGAAATCAGCGCTTCGACGTTGCGCTGGTAGCGCTTGTCGGTATCTGCCGCAGCGGTCGCCGCCTTGAGCTTCTTGCGAATATCGCCGGAAAGGTAATCGTCGGCCGTCACCCACCCGGAGGACGGATCGTTATAGACCAGGGCGCCCAGGGCGTCGATCGTTTCCTGTTCGGACAGGCCAATGCGCTTTGCCGTCTCGGCAATATCGACTTTGCCAATATTGTTCAGCACTTGCAGCATGGCATCGGTCGGCGTCTCGACCTTGGCCGGCGCACGGCGTTGCAGAACCCGGTCAGTGAGGAATGCGGTTTCGCTGATCGCGCCGGTTTCCTCATTGAACGATTCTAGCGCAGCTACCAGCGTGTAATCAGGATCTTCCTTGACCGCATTGAGGACAGGGAAGCGGTAACGCTGTTCCTTGTCGGCTACCTTTTTCCCGGTCGGATTGCCTTCGTCGTCCAGTTCCTCGACCTTGACGTTCTGCATGTAGGTCGTGTGCTGGTGGATTTGACCGTTTTTCTTGACGAACGCCTTGTAAGCCTTCTGCAACTCGGTAAGCGACTTTTCCCACTCGCCGTTGTTCAACTGGTCGAAATGGGCCTGCTTGAGCGCATCACGCAGCGATACGAAGTCTTTGATGATTGCTTCATTGCCGGCCGACTTGATTTCCGCGCGCTTCCCGATGCCACCCTCGCGCACCATCAGCACGCCGGCATCCGTCACGTAGTAGTTGCCCTCTTTCTTGGCTTTCGGGTTGAAATCAAGATCGCGGATAACGGCATCCTCGGCGGCTGAATCTCGAATGGCCTGATAGATATTGTCCGGAAGCGTACCGGATGCCTTGTCAAACAATGCGTCGATGTCGCCCTCGATCGCCTCGACGGTATATTGAGGATCCGGGGAGTTCGCCATCTTGCCGGCGTCAGAGTTTTTCCCGAGCACCATTTCCGGATGGGCATGGAAATACTCATTGATGTTGAATTTCCGATCGTTGATCGTGATCGGTACAGACTTCGCCCACGCCTGCCCGCGATCGAACGTCTCGCCAGGCACCTTCTTGCGCAGGAACAGAACGTCGGTCACGACATCCGTGCCAGCATTCTTCTTGAACGCAGTTTGCGGCAGGCGGATTGCCCCTACCAGATCGGCGCGCTCGGCCAGGTAGGCGCGGGCCTTGTCGTCCATCTTGTCCATCGTGTAGCGGCTGGTCACGAACTGCACCAGACCACCAGGCTTCACGCTGTCCATTGTCTTCGCAAAGAAGTAGTCATGCAGCGAAAACGCATACTTGCGGTACTTCGGGTCAGCCAGGATCGGGATGTTGCCGAACGGCGGGTTGCCAAAGGCCACGTCGTAATAGTTTTGCGGAAGAGCGGTATCGACAAACGACTCGACCAGGATGCGCTCGTCGGGGAATAGCTGCTGAAGGATCCGCCCGGTGATCGCGTCGAACTCGATGCCGGTATAGGACGAGTTGTTCGCCATATCAACCGGCATGAGCCCAGGGAATACACCAATTCCGGCGCCAGGCTCAAGAATTGTTCCGCCCTTGAAGCCCATGCGCTGCAAGGCAGACATCATCGACTTAACGATCGGCTTGCTGGTGTAGTGCGCGTACTGCGTCGAGCGCGCGGCGTCCGCCCACTCTTCTTCGGACATCACGGCCTTGAGGCGGGTGCGCAGTTCGTCCCACTTCTTCGCGCCCATGTCGGGCTTTACAGCAAGAACATCGGCCTTGGTGATGCGTTCAGGAGTTGGCCCATACCCAACCACCTTGCCGGCGTTACGCAACACGGCAACGGCGCTGTAGTACCCATTATCGCCATAATCACCGCGGTAGTTTCCGCCCTTGCGCAGATAGTCACGCCCTACCTTGTCGAAGGCGGCAAGCGCTTGCTCGTATGCGTCAATTTCCTGAAGCGGCTTGTTGAGCTTGTCACCAAATAGAGAATTGGCAAGATCAGACGCGCCCCAACCAATGAACTTAGCGAGAACGGCCTGCTCTTCGCGTGTTGCCTGGCGTTTTTCCTGATCTAGCTTGACCAGCAGTTCGACGGCTTCGACGTTTTGAGTAGCCTTCTGAATCCAGCTACCAGCATAGGTCAGGTCGTCATCGCCAAAGGCATAGTTACGTCCGGTCTTTGGCGGGATGTCTCGCCCTGCCGGCGCCGATGATTTTGGCGCCGGTGAAGTGGTTAGCACTTCGGCTTTTTGCCCTTGCCCATTTTTCGCTCCTTGAGTGGTTACGGCGATTTCGCGGGTCGACTCCGCGCTGGTCTGCTCGCCGGATACGTTGCCAGATTCGATTGGTTTGATCTGCTTGAATAGTTCAGGCGACGCCTTTTCCAGCACGGCAAACATATCGGCCTGAACAGGAGCCGGGCCAGGCTTCGGAATAGCGAACATATCTGCCGTCTGTCCGACCTCGGGCTCGGCCGTGCCGTTCTGCACGTTGTCAATCGCCTGCGCAGCGGCTTCGCGGTAAGTTTTCTCGTCCAGCTTGTTCCAGTGCTTCTTCACGAACTCGTCAGCACTTGCCCGCATGGCAGCCTTGACGTGGGCGATCATGTCTTTCATGCTGTACCCGACTTGCTTGATGCCGGACTCGAACAACTTGACCAGCGTAGGCATGAGCTTGACCTTTTCCTCGGGCGTCAGCATACGCACGCCAGGATTGATCTGGCGCAGGATTACGCCAAGGTCAGCCAGTGCAGCATTGAAGTTTTGTTGCGCCAGTTGGCGCCCGTCCATCGCACCATTGCTGCGCTTGGCACCAGGGAAGTCATAGACAGCAGCCAGCAGCTTGTCGATCGGTGCGTCGAAGTGAATGGCCTTGACCGTATCGCCCTGGGCAAGCGCGGCAATCCACTGGTGATGCCCATCGAGAACGAAGCCATCGGACGAGGCGAGAACAGAGCGATCAACGCCTTCGCGGATTTCGCCCCAATTCATCGCCTTCTTGGTCGAGAATTCTGCTTGCGTCGGGCGCAGCGATTCGGCTTGAACATCCTCGGTAACGTACTCGATACCGCGCGCCTTGAGGAATGAAATCAGGGCCGGCCGGGCGTCGCCCTTGATCTGTGGCATGTCGGCACGCGGAATGCCGAGCGTGCCGGTTTCAGGCGGGAACGCTACCCATTCGTTTCCTGCGGGAATTCCAGCATTTGTGCCAGTACCATTTCCCGCGCCATCGCGTCGTACCCCTTGAGGATCTGCGCGAGTTCCATCGGGTCCGCCGCGGTCTTCCGTGCCTTGGACGACAGCTCCATTGTCAGCGTTACGATTTCCGAATTGATTTCGTCCGCCCGTTCTGTCACGAACGGATCCAGTTCCCCGCTTGCCGCCAGGCTCTTGTACAGCGCCGGGTTCTTGTCCTTGAGCGCCAGGCGTACCGTTGTTTCCATACTCATTTTGGGCCTCGCTTGCGTTTTCGTCAGTTTCAGTATATGCCTGATTTTTGCCTTCTGCTACAATGTCTTTGGAGGTACTAGAAATGAAAGTTCCAGACAAGTTCCCGCCAGGCTGCAAGTTCTTGGCCTCGTTCTCCGGTGACGATTTCGTTATCTTCCCGGACGGCAAGGTGTTCGTCCTTGACGACTCGGGCGAGTCGCTCAATGAGATTGAAGGCAAGCCGCGCGGCGCTGCGCCGATGTCGGAAGCCAACTTCTTGAACAGCGCCAAGTCCAACGTCGCATTCATGGAGCGGAAAGCGGAGTTGTAATACAACACCATTTCGTTCCAGGTTTCTTTGGCGAAATCGCTATCTTCATCCAGGTCACGCCAGATTTCGTATAGCTTGTGACCATCTTCCGACTTCGCCGCTGACATCAGCGGCGTATTGATCTGGATTTCGGCAACCGTTCCGTTCGGCAGGATGACGTTGACCAGCACGTCGGCGTAACCGCCAAACTTCATGCGGTCTTCATCTTTCAGGTTGTGACTATGCAGATCGGTCATCGAGCGGTTCTTGATACGCATCACATTGAAGCGCTTTTCGATTTCGTCAATAACCTTCTGCGCGTCGGTGAACTTGCTCACAACAACGGTTGAGCGCAGCAAATCCTTGATGCCGGCCACATTGAATTTCTCGTCATTTACCAGTTTTACCGATGCCCGCCCGATAGTCTTCAGCGGCGCCAGCAAAACGCCTAGAGAATTCGACGCCTCGGCAATATCAAGAACCATCTGGTCGTAACCGCTCTTCGCTTGGTCGGCAAGTTCCAGCTTTGGCTTAAGCAGCGCCTCGGCGCGCGCCATGTCAGCGTCGGATACGGGCGCATCAGGCTTTTTGGAGTAGTGCTTTTTGACAAACGCGCCTGACCTATCAAGAACCGCTGCGTCTACGCCGGCCGCCAGAATCTTCGGGAAGTCGTGCGTTTTGTCGATGTTCGAGTCTTCGATGATGTACGGCTGACCGTTGAACATCAGCCCGCCACTGGCAGCAACCGCCTTCGTCGCATCAGTGTACTTGTCGGCCCAGGTGATCTTGTGACCGTCCAGTCGCTCAACAACGTTCACCGGAAGGCTCTTCCACCCGAATTTCTTTACCGATGTCAGCGTTCCGTTGCCGTCGACCACTTCATACTTGCCGGGCTCTGTCTTCGAGGGCATGACCGTAATAGGCGCACGCTTTCCAAGCTCTCCACGCGCCGCGGCTGCCATGCGCTTCGGGCCATTGTCACCGCCCTGCTGGTTTTCCTCGTCGCTCTTCGTGCTTACCAGATCCGCCACAGAAACTACCGTGGCGCCATCCATCACGAAGTAGTCGGCGTG